CTGATGAGTTTCAAAAACTTGAAATCCGTCTAAACCGCTTCAATCTCAAAGAAGTAAAAAACAATTTCGACGATATAAATGACGCGCAAAGAGCGTCCGTAGAGATGACAAAGGAACAATTAAAGTGGTTGAATAAACTGGCCGCATCCACTCCGTTCGACGCGAGCGATATAGCACAAACCTATACCCTGGCACGGTCGTATGGGTTTGCCAGCGATGAAGCAAAAGGTTTGACGCAGGATATTTCGGAATTTGCGGCGGGAATGGGGTTGAGCGGCGAACATATAGAACGGATCATTCAAAACTTCGGTCAGATGAAGGCGGCTGGAAAGATCACAGGGACCGAGATCCGCGATCTTGCGCGTGGTTCCTTTGTGCCTGTAAACGACATACTCGAACGGACCGCGGAGAGTCTTGGGATCACAACAGACGAACTTGCCGACCTCAGGAGACAAGGTTTACCGGATGCCGAGGTATTCTTTAGAGCATTCTCCGGCATGGTGGACGATGATTTTGCGGGCGCGGGCAAGGATATGAACAAAGTTCTAAGCGTAGCCATAGGAAATATCAAAGACATGGCAAGGGCTTTCCTTTCACTGGAGGTAGTGAAGGGTATCTTCGAGTCCGTCGCTTCAAAAGTATCCGCCTTTCAGGATGCTTTGTTCGGAAGATGGGATGAGCTTGAATCCATCTTCGTGTCCATCGGAACCACCGTGACGGAGATCGTGACAGAGATCGTTGGGTTGACTCCCTCCGCGGAGAGCATGGCTGACGGCGTTGTAAATGGATTTAGTAGAATATCAGAATGGCTCATAGAGAATAAGGGAGGCATTGTTCAGTGGGTGAAAGATAGCGCTGCGTGGATCAAAGACGAACTTATCCCCGCACTTAAGGATATTGGAACCTGGATACATGATAATGTTATCACGTCCTTTAATAAAATATCCGACTGGGTTTCTGAAAATAAGGAAACCATAAGCGCGTTTTTTACCACCCTTGGCGAAATAATAAGAGAAGTGTTTGGAGATATAACGAATCGTCAAGGCGCTGGAGGAGACGATTTTCTAGGATCGCTTCTATCAGGTATTACGGCTTTCATGCAGTATGTGATAGATAATCAAGATAAGATCGCAACATGGGTCGAGGTGCTTTGGTCTGTTTTTGCGGTTCTCTCTGTCCTTAAAACTTTATTTATTGCTGGTGCAAAAATAATACTTTGGTTAGCAGGAATAGTTCTGTGGTTTTCTTCTGTCTGGTTTTTCCTTTCAAACGCCGTTTCTGGAATTGGGATTATATTGACTTGGGTTTCAGGAATAATTGCAACCATCGGCGCTCCAATTCTGGTTTTGATAGGACTTGTAGCGTTATTGGCATATATGTGGAAAATTCACGGCGCAGAGGTTATGGAAACAGCCAGGCAACTTGTAGCGATTATTTCGTATTATTGGAATAAATTCTGGTCAGAAACAGGAAGAATATTTTCGCAAGTCTGGTTTTTAATAAAATATTATTGGGGCAGGATGTGGGATTCCATAAAGGAGGTTCTCGGGAATATTTGGGATTCTGTAAGAACAAAGTTCGATGAAATAAGGGATAAAATAACAAATATAGATTGGTGGGGTACCGGTAAAAATATAATACAAGGCATTATTAATGGCGTAAGTAATATGTCTGGAAATCTTGCTTCAGAAGTTAGAACTGCCGCCGTAAATGCCTACAATGCGGCATTATCAGCACTTGGTATTAGATCCCCATCGAAACTTTTCACTGATATTGGAGAAAACATTATGGGAGCGATGGCTAGTGGCGTTCTTAACACAGCCGACCTTGTTGCGAAAGCAGTGGGAAACGCGGCTGATATGACGGTCGCTGTTGGTATGAATGCCCAAAATGCAATGGCGTCCAGCATGGCTCCATCCTCAAGCGTGAGTAATGTAACCAATACCAATAACTTTAACCTGAGCATAAACTCAAGCGCAAATACTGAACCCGTTATACAGGACTTTGAGATGCTACAATCATTGGCAGGATAATGGCAAAACTAAGAATATGTATTCCAGACCCTACTACCAATTATATAAAAAACCCACAGATATATGACACAACTGGATGGGTTTCCTCGGGCGCGACAATTTCAAAATCTTATGATCGATCAAGGTTCGGCGTTTCATCTTTGAAGATCGTAACGGATGGAATCGATCTAAACGAAGGCGCCTATTTTCGTGTAAACGCTTTGCAAGGTGTTTCGGAACAAATAACCGTGAGTATCTACGCGCGCGGCTCTGGATCTGTTCGTATTCGATTTATAGACAACCCCACTGGAATGGAGTGGAAATCAAGATCTGTAACATTGTCTGACAATATGTGGACCCGCATTGAAGCCACAGGAAGATCTACGGGATCCAATGATGTGCGATTGTATGTGGAAAGCGATAAGGATTTACCTCAATCCATCACATTTTATGCCGATGGCGCACAAATGGAACGTAAGTCCTATTCCACCACTTATTGCGATGGAGAACAGCCTGGATGCCAGTGGAGCGGGATATTCAGTAACAGTAAATCGTCCCGAAGCGCCTATACCCGTGAGGGCGGTAAATGGTTGGATCTAAATTCACATGATGATCTTTATTACACTGTCATAGGCGGCTTGGGATCTGCTCCTATACGAGCAAACACACAATCTTATGGTGATTCACCCGGGTCATATTACCAAAACTATAAGGTTCTCGATCGGGTTCTAACCATACTTTTCCACGTGAAAAAAAACGATCTTTCCCCCCACCAAAATAAAATATCCCTGTCTCATCTTCATGAATTGAGACAATCTCTTTTTGAAACGATAAAACCAGATAGAACTGCCGGATCCCAGGAGTTCATAATGGAATACCAGGATGGAGATTATCCCATCTATTTTTATGCTCGTTATGACGCGGGGCTTGAGGGAGATTGGGATGTTCGTAATCAATGGGTAAATTCATTCCCCGTCAGGTTTGTTATCGTTTCTCCCTTTCTTTTCACAGATTCCTACGAAAGCGGCTCCTTGTATTTCAGGGATCGTATCACCGTAAACTACTCCATGATGAGAATCGACGGTCAGTGGCTTCCCATGAATGGAGGAATGAATGGACAGATATATCAGTACGAAATAGGTCCTCGTGGTCAGATATACGCTGTTGGCGCATTCACAAGATCAAACTACGATACCGATGCTATTGATCCTGAAATCTATACGAACTTTGTGTCGTTTTGGGACGGAGAACAGTGGCAGCAATTAGGAAGCGGCGCAAACGGTATTATCAATTCGATTGCCATATCTCCAGATGGAAAGGTTTATGTCACGGGTGAATTTACGTCCATTGGCGGTGTTTCTGCAAACCGTGTTGCCTATTGGGATGGAAGCGCCTGGAATGCGATGTCCACAGGTTTTTCCAGCGGCGCCGGATTCGCCATTGCCGTATCTTCTAATGGAGATGTTTATGCGGGCGGATCATTTGTTTCAGCAGGCGGAACGGACGCTTATTATTGCGCGCGCTGGGATGGAATATCATGGAGTAACATAGGTCTCGAAAAAGGATTGAATAATTTTGTTTATGCTGTCAGCATTACTTCAGATGGGTCACAGGTGTACTTTGGAGGCGACTTTACTGACGAATTTGGTTCACCAGGAACAACGGTTATGAATTATGTAGGTCTTTATGAACCGGAAAACAACCAGTTCTATGCATTGGCAGATGGATTCAATAACACTGTTAGACGAATAAAGGTGGCTTTATCAGGAAGAGTGTACGCTTGTGGAGATTTCACCGGAACCGGAGCGGTTATTTCAGATGTTATCCTATACATAGGATACTGGAACGGAGCGGCATGGTTTTCTCTTGGCATTGGCGCAGACGATATTATTCGAGACATGGACATAAACAATTTAGGTCACGTTATTGCTGTTGGAGATTTTGAGAACATAGGAAGCGTCACCAGCAGATTTTCGGCTTTTTGGAATGGAAGCACATGGGTTAATAACGATGTTGACCTGGAAGATGAGACACATGCTGTTAAGCTGGATCGATACGGAAATATATACCTTTCACCAGGCGGAACTCTAGCTGATATTGCTGGAATATCAGTTGTCAATAATGTTGGAACGGCAGAGGTTCATCCGATTGTTTTTATTGTTGGACCATGCACATTGAAATGGCTTGAGAATCAAACAAGCAAGAAAACCGTATATGCAAATTTGGAAATCCTTGAGAATGAGGAGATCACCATTGATTTTGGGAAAGGCACTATCACGAGTTCCATACGTGGTGATATGTCGTACGCTGTATTTCCAGGATCAGACATACGGTCCTGGACACTGATACCGGGAGAGAATAGAATATCCATGCTTATGTCAAACGATATAGACGCTGTGGCGCGGATATATCATCAACCTCGTTTCTGGAGCGGGGACAATACATCACCGGTTGAGGAATTGTGATGAGTTCTACTTATGAATTTTGGATATTGGACGATACCGGAAAAAGAATAAACCAATTCAAGGATTGGGCATTTTTTTCGTATTCCAGAACCACAAGAGGACTTGGGGTATTTCAAATAGGACTTCCCTATCGCCAGGTCCGTGAACAAATGTTTCCGTATTTTCAACCTGATTGGAGAATAGACGTTTGGAGGTCGCCCGCGACAGGAATTCCATCCAGGCGCGAACAAGTATATATTCTTAGGATGCATAGAATATATACGCGCCAGGAGGATGGTGTGGATATGATCGTTTACTATGCACACGATCTGAAGGATCTTTTATCTCGACGCTGGGTCATTCAGGCCGCGGGAACGTCCTATACGCGAAAAGAAGCGCCTATTGACGATCTCATGAAGGAAATTGTTACCGAACAAATGCTTTATGGAAGCTGCGTGGATGTGGATGGTGTTGTTGACAACAATCGCGCATTTCCAGAGAATGAGTTTTTCGTACAGCAAAATCAGTCTTTAGGACCTACCTTTCCGGTAACATTAGCGGAACAAAATGTCCTTGATATAATTAAAGAACTTCATGACGCCAGTTTCGAGTTATACGAACTAAACCTGACGAACAAGATCTATTATGATATTGTTCCCATACCAGCCGGAACATTAGAAGAATTTATTTTGGATGAAGAAGACGCGCAACCCATCAAGGATGAATCAGGTAATGGAGGAATTCTTGAAGAGGATTCAATCATAACCCGAACCGATATGGGTTTGCGTTTTGAGACATATGCGGGATTATTTGGACAGGACAGGACAACTGGTGTTGTGTTTTCCGTTGAGAATAAC